ATGTCTAACCAATATTCTTGTGTCTCTTCAGTCCAGAAAATTGTGTAATTATCTAAATCATAAGTATCAAAGGGTTGTGACCAAGCTAATTCTGTATCGTTCCAACAAGATAATACTTTAGGGTTTACCGTATAATTATAAGTTTGTGGTGGAGCACATCTTGCAGATTCTTCCACAGTCACGTTATGCGGTTTAAAATAATCTGCTGTAGTTGGTTGTATATCACTTGTATTAAAACCAAATAAAATATCCACATTACCCCCATATTGTTTATTTATAAATTTAAATTCAACTTCTTGCTTTCTTGTAATCGTATGCGGCGTTGCGCTTAAATACGCTTTAGAATTATTAACATAAACTGAGTTTCCATCTATCGTCCAATTCCATTTTACTATGGGGTCAAATACTCTTAAAGTATAAACCTCTTCATTTTCATCTGGCATAAACCTAACTATTAGTTTGTCGTCAACTGTCTTTAACTGATATACTTTTGCCCACATAAAGTCGTCGTTATAATCCCAATCTATCTTAATTCTGTGTCCGAAAGATTCTGGGCTAGTAGCTTTTCTGGTTACCCCGTTATAATCAATATCTCTAATCTCAAAATGTACTATTTTATTTACACAATTGATACATTGGAATTGCGACTCTATAGGAACTAACTCTACGTCAGTTTCATTATTTTTAAATTTATAAGAAGAAATGGTTGTAATGTTATCCTTCCATTTAGATGTCCTATAAGCAAAAGTGTAATTTTCTCCAATATCATAACTAATATTACGAGATTTAGCTCGCATCTTTGTGGTTCCCGAATAAAGGTTAACATATTCAGTTGCACCTAATACCCAGCTTTCATTCTCCCAAACTTTATATGTAGTCTTAGTATTCTCTATATCAATCCTAATATTATCAGGCATAAGGAAGTAGAAACTACTAGTTAAGATTACTAGAATCAATGCAATTCCTAAATGTATTTTCTTAACCATCTAATCGTCCTCTAATGATTTCTTTCATACCACTTGCTACAACTATTTTCATTTGTTTATTTAATAATGTCATTTTATCAGTCGTCCGTAACAGAAATCGCAAAACCAAAAATCAAAGGCGTAACTGAACTATCCGTTGTTGCCAAGTTAAACTTTAAAGCTAAACTTGTACCTGTTAATGCAGTTGTATCAATATAAGTGTTAAGTGGTTGAGCAGTTAATTCCCAAGTAGTTCCACCGTCATCTGAAACATCTACAGTTATTGTAGTATTAGTTGGCAATGTTTTGTGTGCATAAACTACTATTGAATCCGGAGCTGTATCTAAAGAGATTATCTCATTAGTTTCTACTGTATCTGAAGAATTATAACTACCATATTCTAAAGAATAAATTGAACAAGTAGCATCGTCTACTCCTGCTGTTTTAGTAAATAATATTCTCAATCCTTGAACACTTGAACCTAATGCAATATACTTATGTATTGTTAATGTTCCTGGTCCTTGTGTACCTAAAAGTTCTTCATCGTTCCAACTTCCACCATCGTAAGATTGTAATTTTATAGTAAATGTGTTTCCCGCAATAACTACTACTGACGCTTTGATATAAACTACATCAATTGTTTTTGCACTAAATGTTTTACCTAAAGACACTCCTTGCCCAGATTTAGTCGCAGCAGTAGCATCATTTCCGTCAAATGCGTAAGTAGGGTTAGTAAAACTATCATCATCGTGAGTGCTGTCCCCACTCGCTTCGTCATCAATATCCAAAATATAAACTACATCGTCTACAAGGTATAAAGCAGTAGTAGTACCTGTATCAACTGTGTTGTTAGTTCCATTACTATCTAAGAACTCATCTGTACCTAAATAATCTCTATTAACAAACACATCATTCGCTTGTAATGTCTGGTAAGCGGACTGTGCAGCTAATCTTCCTATAGAAGTAACTATTTCTGTTACGTCTGGTGCATTTCCGTTTTTTAATGTCATAATATTTCACCTCTTAAAAAGTTACAATCCTCGTAGTTGTATTTATTGTAGCTTTTGTATTTGTTGTATTTATAAAGTCATTATCGTAAAAGAACTCACGATATTTATTATTGCCTTGTACTACTCTTTCAATTACTACTGAACCGAACTGAGTACTGTTATCTCCCCACACACCGCCTAAAGCGGCAATTGCCGTGTAAGTTCTCAAATCTCCCCAAACCCAACCAGTAGCAGTTAAAGTTTGTTTAGTTAGTTTAATATACCTACGTCTAGGTTTAAAAGTTCTAGTGTAGTCGAATATTTGAATAAGTAAATCATCATTCTTGTTAAACTCTTCTTCTATCCTTTTCAGTCTATCTAAGAAAGAAACGTTTAGATCAGCTATTTTATACACTTCATCACCGCAAAGGATAACATCAAAACTATGTGGCCATTGTCTTTGGATCTTAGTAATAACTAATTCTGCACTTTTATTGTTCACGTCATCAGTTATAGTAACCTTTTGACCGACTTTATAGTCATTAGCAATAGAAGGTACATTTAAAACTACTTCAGTAAAAGGTTCAGCGTAAGTATCTAAATAAATGTTGCCTCTATTAATTGCGTCAGATACAGTTTTAATGTCTGAAAAAGTTCTAGTTACTGAAGTAATTGTATAAGTATCTATACTGGTTTGTCTTTTTCTAATGATAGGAATAGGTTGAGGATAAGTATATTGAACAATAGCAAAGTCGTTAGCGTCAGGAGTATAAGTATCAGAAAAAACTAGTTTCTTTTCTTCAAAGTCTACAGAGTAATCGAATAAAGCTGTCGAGTCAGGTACACCACCAATTTTAAGTGTAGTCGGAGGATCTGCTGCGTCTATGTAAACCTTAGTACTAAAAGGAGAATGGTTTAAAGTAATTGAAGTAGTCGTATAAGTTGAATCTACACCTATCTGTCCAGTCTCGGTAGTTTCTACCATCTGTTCAGCACCTTCAACTCTAACCTCATTTACTATCTGTGTAGCGTCAGTTTTCCATTTAGGTAAGTTAGACACATTAGTTCCAACTATTAAGTCATTAGTGTTAGTTGTAAACCCTCTCGGTTCAAAATGTACATAATCGGTTGCATAATCGTAATAAATCTGGTAATCGAATAAACGCTTAATAACTTGTATCCTTTCCCAAATGTCAGTCTTTCTACAAACGAACTTATCTAAAATAATAGCTGTACCTGTAGACTGAACAGTAGCTCCACTATTAGTAGACAACTCCCCGTAAGTGGTTATAAGTGTATTAACTATCGCTGAACCTACTCCTGCTTCGGTGTCAATATCTTTATCGAAAGAAGTATTAACCGACTTTTTAATTAGATCAACTAAAATATTTTTAGCTTTAATTGTAATGTAAGGTTTATTTTCAATTAGGTCATCTACTCTACCTCTGAAAACTGAATATTCTTGACCAGTAGTTTCGCCACGTTTTACTATAACTTCCATACCATTAGTTGGAGTTACTAGATCTAAAACAGTCCAAGCGAACAACATAGTCATATCAGGAATTTCGTTACCTGAATCGTCAGTAAATTTCCAATTAATACATTTACTTTGAACTTCAATTCCATTTATTGTGACATAAGTTTGAACTTTTACCATTAATCCCCTTGAAATATTTTTAAAGTGTAATCTATAGACCAAATAGCGTCATTCACCCAAGTATATCCGAAAGAAGCTACTTTTACTGATATAGTCCCGTTAATATCACTAACGAAACTTATACTACTGCCTTGGTTACCATCAATAAGTGCTTCAATTGCGTCAATTTTTACTTTTACTGCAGCTATAGTTGAACCTGTCAAATTTCCACTTACAGTAATAACTCTTTCAGCACCTAACAAATCATAAACTAAATTATCGTCACTATCAGCGCCAGGCAAAGTTATAGGGATTAAATTTGCACTTTTATCTGAACCTATAGATTTTACATTAGCTAAAGCGACTCCACCTAAAGTTATTGCTGTCATTATAAACCGAACCCTGAACTGTTTCTTCCAGCCATTTCTCTTTTCATATCTTCTCTTAATTCTGCTTTAATTTTGTCTAAATTAACTACGACCTTAGTAGTAATTGTAGTGTCTAATTTACTTAATTCTGAATTTAAATTCTTAAAATATTCTACTCCGTCTTCTGCCATTATATATGCACCGTTTTTATATAGTGAGTTGTTGTTACGTCAGTATTTAACTTCATAATTTCTAATAATAATTTCCCTACTATTTTATTAGACTCTCCCATCGCAATATCTGTATCAGTCATAGCACTAGGAATCCCTGTACTAAATACGGCTTTTGCCTTATCTAGAATTGTTCCAAAGAAACCTTTCTCTTTTTCTTCAGTACCATAAAGAGCTTCTATTGCCGCAGCAAAAGCAGGGTGTTCTTCTTTGAATTTAGTAATAAAAGAATCAATCATTGGACCAACTATTTCGTCCCAACCAGTTTTAAACGCTACGAAGAATGGAGCCAAAGGACCAGCCCACCAAGACTCACCTAATTCTGATAAAAATGTACCAAATAAAACCCAGGTCGCTTCTAATCCACCTTTCATTCCATTTAATGTTTCTTTCCAAGACTCAGGAGTTATCAAACCAATTAAATTCCAAAACCAATTCCAAGCAAGGCCCAATCCATCAGAGATTTTACTACCTAACCAAGATCCTGCTTCGCTGAAAGTTTCAACAAAGAAATCCCAAGCGTCACCTGCGAAAGTTTTAACACCTTCCCAAATATCACCCACACTTTCTCCAAAAAATCCTAAAAATTCACTACTTAGATCCATCAATCCTGAAGCAATTTGACCTAGCCCTTCTTTTACTTGAGCAAAATCAAAATTAAGTAAACCATCTGCTACATTTCCTATACCTAAATTAATATCACCTAAACCTTCTTGAGCTTTAGCAGAGTCTAAGAACTCTCGCCATTTTTTATAAACTGGTACTGCGAATTTAAGTAAAGCAATTGCTAAAGGTTTAATAAATAAAGCTATAGCGTCTCCTATTGGTCTAAGCATAATAGAAATACTTTTACCTAATAGTTTAAGAGAATTATTTAATAATGGACTTGAATCTTTTAATACTCCTAATATTTTAGATCCTACTTTAAATAAAGCTTCAATTCCTAAAACTGCACCTGATAATACTGCACCAATATCTCCAATTATTTGAGTATCAAAACCTTCTAATGCACCTCTAATACCTTCAGCTATAGACTGACCTTTACTACCACCAGATCCACCTAAAGCCCCACTACCACCTAAAGACTTTGTGTCAAGTACTAATTTTGCTTTTATTTCCGCTACCATTATCTACCTCTTTTTGCCCTGTTTTTTTCCATTCTAGACTCAAATTCTCTTTTCTTTTGTTGTGCTTCATTAATAATTAAAATGTAATCTACTAACGAATGGTGCATATCGTCAACTTCTCTGGGTGAAATGCCCTTTTCAATAAAGAAAGCGTAAGTAAAAGCTCCCCTTAAAAAAGGGTCCTGCGGTAATCTACCAGACTGTACCGCTGATACTATTCCCCCTTCTTTGCACCCGAAATGTTTATTACCTTTTGCATATTCAAGAATAAACTCAAATAATCTCCACCTGTACAATTATCTATTAAGAAATTAATTTCTCCTTCTCCCCAAGGATGACTAACTATACAAAAAGGCATTAGCTCTCTGAAAAAGCTAGACACATCAACGTCAGGTTTACCAACATTATGTTTAGCCATAGCTTCCTGCATTTCTTTACTTTTAATCATATCTTTTAATTCTACTATACCTTTACTTATTTCTACTTTTATTGCTTCCATTTTCATTTACCTCAATTTAATTTTATGCTGAAATTTCGTACCACCGAATTGGCACAACATCTGTGCTGTCAGATTTTCCTGATAAACCAAACCCACTTACAGTAATTTCAATAATTCCACCTTCTAATGTGATCGGTTCAGACCAAGTATCAAACTGACAATTAGACAAGTCGATATTTAATACTCTGTCTCCTGCAGCTGCACCTTCAGTAATATCTAGACTAACTTCACTAGCAGTAATTGAGTTACCAGTATCAGGAGTGTTCGCTGCACCATAGAATAAATCTTGTAATTCTATTGAACTTAATGTACTAGCAGTATCATCAAAATTCTTTCTAAGTGTCATAGTAAAGTCGTAAGTACGTTTACCAGTAGTTGGCTGTACAATAAACCTATCTCCTAAGTCTCTGCCTGTTTGCATATTGTTAGAAAAGTTTAAACTGAAACTCATACATTTTAAAGTATCAGATCCTACAGTAACTGAGCCACTTTGGAATACAAATACTTTATTTGTACTCGGAGTATAAGAAACTATACTTGTACTATCAGTCGGTTTCTGACCAATAAAACTTACTGAACCAGATAATGCTTCTCCTTGAGTTGCACTAATAGAAAATGTATCAAACACTACACCACTAATAGTTTTCTCTGTATCAACTGCTCCACCTTCACTTCCAATTTCTAAAGCTATAGAAGGGATGTTAGTAGCTGCATAACCAATGTTTTCTAATTCAACTAATTCGTAAGGATTAGCTATTACACCTGCACCTTGAATTTTACCTATACCATACTTTAAAAATGTAAAGTCACTAACTTGGAAATCTATAGTTCCTGAAATATCAAAAGAACCTAAGACTGCTCCAGTAGCGTTTCTTCCGTCACCTAATCCTTGAGTTCGTATAAAATTGTTAGCTTCATCAATTGCTATATTTTGTATTTTTTCTATCTTATTTGCATTAGAAGGTGTTGCACCTGCTCCATAAGAAGTTTCTACATCGTAAACTACATAAGTTGAAAATCCTTGATAATATGTTAATGCCATTTTATTCTTTTACCTCTTTTATTTTGTTCTTCTTTTTTGATTTAATAATCATCTTCTTAATCTCTTCTTCTTCCACCATTACTGGTCCACGTCCTTTAATTTTAATCCATTTCTTCATATTTTCCTAGTCTCCTCTTAATTTCCACTAATAACCTGTAAATAACTATTTTGTTAGTTTGATAACCTAGAGCTTCTAATTCTCCTTGGTCAATGTGTAATATTTCTTCAATTTCTGAAGCCATCTGCTCACGAGTTGAACCTTCATACTCTTCAATGTCTATCACACTAAATGCCTTCACCACAATTAAAAGCGTTCACTCTATACTCGACCATCTGCCTGTAAATACCTATCTCTTCGTCTATAGGAATAGGAGTATTATTTATTTTGTTAGGATAATATAAACCTCTGAAAGTTGTATCAGTTCTCCAAAGAGTTCTAATAGCTTTAATTAATTCTCTAGCTAAATACATACAGATCTTCTTTTCTCCGCCTTTGAATATAGAAGTTGAAGTAATTGCCTGAGTATTGTAACTTGTTAAATCTGATGCACTAAAATTAAAGTTACCTGTAGTCTTACTAACCTGAACAGTACCCGCAGTTAAACTAGCTGGACTAGTAAACGCTGCATCGTTTGTCACTAAAGTTACTGTACCGAAAGAAGTTCCTGCGTGTTTAACGTTAGTTACAGTAGAAGGTATATACTCGTAACTTATTCTATCTGAATTAATTGAACTAGACATAGTGCCTAAAGCTTCATCAGTTGTAGTTAGGTTATAAAACAAACCTTTCTTTGCCCATACATCAATTTCTAAATTAATTGTTTCCCACTGGTCATTATCGAATATTCCTAATGCACTACTACTCTCAGATAGTTTAGTTATACTTATACGTGGAAAACTTTTATTACCTAAGTCAGCTATTCTTGGAAAGTCTGTCATAATCCAATTACCTGACCGACTAGAATTTGGATCTGTTAAATTTTGTCTTAAAAAGTTTCTAATAATTCTCTCTGGTTCTATTTGTACCTTTACCATATTTTGCCTCCCACTTAGGATTTACAATAGTAAGAATTAATGCAAAGTACTATATAAATAACATTATTTTAATAGAATTATTAAGGATAGAATTTCTCTTTTATACATATATAAACTAGAACAATAAATGCAAAAGCTACTCCGCCTACATTCCACCCAAACATTACATTTTCTTCAGTCATACATTTCACTCAATTTTGATTTAAGTCGTGCATCATTTAAGTCCTCTCCGACAGTTTCAAATATTTCTTTAGCTTTTAAGAAATTATCTTCTGCCTGAATATACCTCAAAGCCCAACCATATACCCGCCAATCATTTTTTTCTTTTGCTAAATTAATTATCTTAAACATATCCTCGGTAGAAAATGCCTTTTCTTCACTCATCTTTTACCTCTTGAATATTAAAGAAATATTTTATCCATAGAATCAAAGCGGACTTATTAGTGTTCTTTATTGTATAATTTTCATAGCCTTCCTCAGTACTACTTAATCCATTTCCTATAGTAAGTAAATCTGAATCTAATTCCTTAATCCATTTACTTGCTTCTTGTCTTACTTCGTCATAACTAAGAAATTCTGGGTATTTCACTCCCTTTAAATCATTTAATATCTTTAGTGTCATACAATTAAATAACACTAACTAATATATAAACATTACTTTATCCAAGCAACTGCTTCTTCTATTACTTCTTCCATCTTTTTATCATTATAAAGAACTCTTCTTATCGGTGCGAAATTTTGCATACCACGAGGTAAATTGGCTTTCTCTCTCTGTTTAGGACTCAACTCTTTCTTCTTAGGAATAGCTGGGTAACCATTCTTAGGAAACCTCTCTGTGCCATATTTAGAAAAGTAATCTAATGTACCGAACTCGATATAAACTGCGTGTTTAGCTGAAGACTGAATTGTTACGCCTGTTTCATCTGTAGTGAAAGTAAAAGAACCTTTTAATTTACCTGTATCAACTAACCTCATTCGGTTAATCTCTTCAGTTATTTTTCTAACCATAATGAACCCGATGGCATTAAATAATTTCTTCTTTACTTCATTCCAATTTGTGATCTTTACTTTCTGACCATCAACATTAATTATCATAGTTAGTCGCTACTATTAGGTCTCCGTTTACATCTATAAGAATAATGACAAACTGTACCACCTAATTCTGGAGCTTGAATATTATCAACTATCTCCCAAACTGCGTTACCATCAATAATTAAGTCTTGAGGTTTAGGGACAGTAGACAAAGCGTCAGGGTAAATATAAAGAACACCATCTCCTACTTCAACTATACCCAACTCAATTATCTTCTGGTCTAAGTCTAAACCGAATTGTAAGTCTCCAATGAAAGAAGTATCAGTAGTAGAAACTGAAACTATCTGGTCATCATCGTCATAAGTATTAGTAGGTACTCTAATAATAAGAGTCTTACCAAATATGTTGTTAATCATATCTTTAGTTGCATTTATGTTAATTGCTGCGTGTGTACTTGGTCTATTAGTTTTTACCATTTTAAATTACCTGTAAGTCTGCTCTTTTTCCTATCATTTTGTATATCTCAGTAACTCTGCCTTTAAATTCTTTTATTACCTGAGCGATATTTATATATACTTCCCCAATACTGACAGTTTTTGACCCCAAAACGTACATAGTTGCGTCATCATAGGAACCACCAGAGAGTCTAACGTAAGCTTTAATTGAAGCTAACAAAACTGCCAACTCTTGAATATAAGTCGGAGTTGTATCTGTTCCATAGTAGTAATCTATTCTAACATTTCTAGATCCGTTAGGAATACTGCCTGAAGTTAAATAAATTGTTCCATTATCAGAAAACGTATAAGTTCTAGGTTCAAGTATTTTAGAAATTGAATCTACTAAACTCATAGTCGCACAAATTGGATCAACAGAATAATTATCTGTCAAAGTTCCTCGAATCCAATAAGCTGTTTCTCCATTAACGGAAGTTGTAGCCCATCCGTAAGGATAGACCCAAACAAACTTACCGCTAGAGGTGAAAATGGAAGCACCACTGTCAACGTCTGACTCAGTTATATCAACCCAGCCAGAACCATTATAATATTCCCAATCTATAGTGCTTGCACCTACACCTGCTGTAGATAAATTAATTTCTAGCCCTACGAATTGGTAACCACTACCTATGTAAATTCTATCTCCAGTAGCTGGAGCATCATCGAATAAAGTAAAAGGTGCCTGTACTGAACTGTTTACTTCAGTTGTTTTATCTGTATAAGTTCCACTACCATCATCGTAATTGAAAAATTTACTTATAGCTTGAAGTTTTTGTAAAAAGTAAAGTTGATCTATTTTGTTAATAGGATATTTCTTTAAAACTAATAAGTCACTTCCATCATAATCTGACTGGAAAGGTTCGTCAGTTGTTGGGTATCTTGAAGTTGCTACTCCGTCTCTGTATTCAGTTATAGCAGTAGGAGTATCCCATTTCCTTCCTGTAGTTAAATCTATTTCCGAATCTGCTTTCGCTATCATATCAGTAACTTCAGAGTCACTAAATATGCCACCACTCCAATAAGTTGCGTATAGTATGTTAGTAGATAATTCAGTCTTACCTGCAGTTGTTAAAAGTATTTTACCACTATCTTTGTCAAGTGTATAATCAGTTGTTTCTGTTAATGCAGTAAAGTCGTTACTACCACTAGCTGCGTAATTAAGTGTATAAGTTCCACTAATAATGTTATCTTTGTCGAGGTCAAAAGAGGTCTCACTGTTATCTCCTGTACCTACAGTTTCGTCTATAATTTTTTCGCCTAGTCCAGATTGTTCTATGAACTCAGAGTTTGTGCTATATGCCATTTTCTAACCTCTATTTTTTAATTAAGTGACTTAATAACCAACCAAGTATTCCACCGAAAGTCGAACTCACAGTAACAATACCAGTAAAGAAACCACCTATCTGTTGTCTGAATTTAGTGTTTTTTTCTACACCAGTTTCAATTTTACAAAACCTGTGATCCAAACTATCTATCTTCTCAGCTAATACTGCGTTAGTTATTCTTGTCATCTTAAGATGCGTCATGTATTATTACTGCTTGAAATGTTTCGTTACCTACCTTAACATAAGATATATCTCGTATAGTAAAGCTATCTGTTACCGTTTCTAAGTATGTTTCAACTAGTGCTGCAACAACTGTTAAAGAACCAGTTGCACTTACCCAATCGACTACTGCATAATTTGTCATCTCATTGTACCTCTGATAAGTTTAATAATATATAATCTATTAAATCATCTTCATTTAGTTTGCTATAACCTTTAATTCCTTTTTCTTTACAAATAGCAACCTGTTCTTTTCTGTTTAAAGCTTTTAAACTTTCTTTATTTAGCTCAACTTCTTCTTTTATTTCAAGTTTAACTACCTCAGCGTAATCAAGAAATTCAGCACCGTGTTTAATTGCTAAGTCATATAATTCATCAGGAACATCTTCCCCTTTTTTGAAAGTGAACCATTCACAATCTTTGCCTTCAATTTCCTTTTTTATATTGAGTATTGCATTTAATATTTTCATATTTAATCACCTATAAATTTTTCATATAAACTGTAATGTTCTTCTTTTAATTTGTTAGACTCATCTAATTCTTTTAGACTTTTCTTAATTAAATCATTCTCGAATATAGTTAATTCTATTTCTACTGCTATATCACTAGCTTTATTCCATCTAACAAGTTCATTCTCTGTTACTAAATCGAATCTTTTAATTTCTTCTTCTTCAAAAGATAGTAACTCTCTAAGTCTTCTAACCACTTTCAAAGTAACAAAGTTACCTTCTTTTGGTAGTAAGTTTAATAATATAATTCTTTCTTGTATTTGTAGTTCCATTTTCCATTTACCTCATTAATTTAAAAGAAAAAAAAGAAAAGACTCTATGACTGAGTACACATAATCCAACTTTCAGTTCCGTAGATGTTAATTCTTATCTTATGGCTGAACTTAGACTCGTCGTTATCTGATTCAACTAAATTACCTGAAGCTACAGTACCACCAATTAAACTAATAGCGAATACTTCATCTTCTACTGCTGCTAAACCAGTTGCATCTCCACCAAGTACACATCTTAAAAAAGAAGTTACACCTGAAATGTCTGAACTAGTTCCTGCTGAATATATTTCTGCGTTTAAAGCTGTTAAACAACCTGCGTAAGAAGCGTCTCCTAATAATACCTGTGCGTCTACTCCTGCACCGAAACCTGAAACTGAACCTGCTGCTGCTAAATCTAAACTAATATGTGCACCTCTACAAGTTGCCGCTGCTACACTTACTTTAGAAAATGCTCTAATAGCTTCTCCTGAAATACCTATACCATTTAATGAGTGTCTTAAATATAAACTTCTTGAATCTCCACTAGTTGCAGTAGACTCTGTTCGGTATTCCATAAATACATTGTCAGCTACAGAAGTTGTTGCTGGATCTGCTGAAGTACCAATACCGTGTAATAATGCGTTAGCTGGGTTTGCACCTGCTTGTTTTCTAAATATGAAAACTCTATTTTCTAATTGACTTATTCCGTTTGACATTTATAATCATCTCCATTGTTTTCTTCCACTAATTTAATGTGGGTAAATAAATTAAAAAAATAAAAAAGGTTACGCCTTTAGACGAATACGCCAGGGTCTGAACGACCTACAAGTTCAACTACTCTTACTGCGTTAGAATTTGCACTCTGTACAGTTATTGTAGCAACTCCTGCAGTTACTGAACAAGTAGCAATATCTGTTACAATAATGCTTGCACTAGTTGTATGAACCCAACTACGAATAGTTAGTAAACCAGTTGCAGCAATACCCCAATCAGATAATGTTACAGTAAAAGTATCGTTCTCATCAGCAGTATTAGGTGTCTGGAACATAGCAGTTACTAACTCAGAGTTAGATACTAATTCCCAAGACTTCAAAATACTTGTTTTTACCATCTTAAACGAATACTCCTGCGTCAGCTCGACCAATTACTTGAACAACTCTCATATCGTCGTTAGTTCCTGAAGCAATAGTTACAGTTAAAACTCCTGAGCTTACTGCACAAGTGTTTAATTCTGTAGTAATTACTGAACCGTTTGATGTATGTACCCAACTTTCTACTACTAATAAACCAGTTGCACTAATACCATAATCACCTAAAGTAATTTCTAAAGTATTTGTTGCGTCTGCTGTATTAGGAGTAATGAAAAGTAAACTTTTCAATTCTGCGTTAGGCAATACTTCCCAAGATTTTAGAATACTAGTAGCTGTCATCTTAAGCTATACCGTATCTTTGAGCCATTGCACTTTCGAATGAAACCACTAAGCTACCATACCATTTTAACATATATTTCTGAGAGTCGTTAGTTTTAGCTAATTCTTCGTAAGAAATGTCTAGTAATACTGCCATAAATAAGTATCTTGTATCTAAGTAGATAATTCTGTGACTTGTAGCAGTAGTTGGCATAAATCTATCTTTGATCCATAATGCACCATCAAATACGAAAGCGTCAGGAATACCGAATGACATTTCTGCACTAGGTCTTTCTACGTTTCTTTGGAAGTCCATTAATAAACCTTTAATGTAATTGAAAGTTGAACCGTCAGTTACACATAAATCTATCATACCATTTGCTTCAAAAGCAGTGTTCATATCGTCTCTAATTAAAGCTAGAGTAATATTTGCACTTGAGTTGTCAGTTGAGTTAGTTGTAATAGACTGTATTAAACCCTGGAAACCATTTGCATTAGTGGATGTGTTACCATTAATAATTTCGTCTTCCATAGCTTCGTACATACTAGCAGTTTTTACTCTAATATCTTCAGCTAATAAATTTATGTAACCTTCTCCGCTTGCTTGTGCTGGACCAGTTACTCTACCTACTGCGTATAAATATTTCATTACTACATTAGCGTCATCTCTAGTATCAACATCTTCAGAAAGTGCTGCGTCGTCTCCTAAGAAACCTGCTCCGCCTTTAGCTGAGATTAAGTTGTAAATGTAAGATCTACCTTTAATTGCTTTACGTGGTAACATAAAAGCTAATGGAGTTTGTCTTACTGTTTTATCAACTATACTTGGATCTAAGAAAGGTGGCATTAATGAGTACATAGTGGAAGTTCCACCAGAAGTAGCATTAATTGAAGGTGCTTTCTGTAAGCTTGTGTTAATAGTTTCTAAAGCTTTTTTTGAAGCTTCTAAACCGCCTCTTAATCCTGGGTAATATTCTTGTTCGTCTGCAATACCAGCTGCACCGAATACTTTAGTAAAAGCACTCTCTACACCTCTATTGTTTAAGTTTGCTGTTTTAAATCCTGACATTTTATTGTCCTCCGTACTTTTTTCTTAATGAATCTTCAATAGACATAGCTTTTGCTACATTCTCTTCTTCTCCATCAAAGTTTTTATCTACTTGAGTTTCTCGAGTAGGCAAGTTTACTGACTTAGTTTTTAAATCTGTAATCTCTTTTTTTGTTGCTTCTAATTCAGTCTTCATTAAGTTAAATTCCTTTTTGAAAACTTCTAATTCAGAAACTTGTTTTTCTTCAACTACTGGTGCTGGATCTTCTACCTTAGCTTCAGGTTCAGCTTCTACTTTTGCTTCTTCCTTTACTTCAGGGATTAACTCCTTAGTCACTTCTGTAGTTTCAGTAATTTCTTCAGTTGTTTGTTCTGTCATATTAATTACCTCTTCAGTTTCATTATCAAGAGAAAAGTCGAACTTCTTAGCTATTGCTGCAAATGAATTTCTATTACTTTGAATAGGTACCCAAGTCGCTTCAACTAATTCAGCTTCGTCATATCCTCTGTGAATGTTACCATTAATTTCTTTTTCTATCATCTTAGTAGGAATTGCACCGATACTAATACCTGCATTTTCTCCTTTTGCTAAAGCTTCCTCAACTTGCTTACGTACTTGCTCAGCTAGAGGGTTTGCATCTTTAGAGAAAAACCAAGGTTCAGCTACTAATGCAGTATGTCCTTTCTTTTCAATAGTTTTCAAGTTGTTCCAACCGCCTACCCACTTTTCCATTTTGTTTTCGTGGTTAGCAAGTGCTTTCAAAGAAGTGTTCAATGCCCAAGATTTTAATAATTTCTTTGACATAAATTCTCCGTCTCTGTCTAAACTTGAATCTGATAGAATACCAATTAATTTTCCTTTCGCATTTTTGGTTACTACCATAAACGCATTAAACTTTTTATGTTCCATATCTTTCACCATCTTTTTTAAAATTATAATACACATACTTCTAATACTAGAATTAATTAATGCTTTTTAGTATATAAATAACATTATTCTTTTACGAACTGAATAGTACATCTATCGTTAGGTTTATGAGGTGGATGCATAAATTGTTGTCCTGTTTTAGGGTCAGTGAATGGCTGGTCTAAACCAACCTTCTGCCCATTTAGTCTTTTACTTTGAGGTCCAGTCCTATCATCGAAGAAAGCGTCCCACATCTTTTTCCCAACCAGTCCACTCTCTTTATATGTATTTAACTTAGACGAATTTATCATCCTTGAGCTTTCTGTCCTCGCTATTCTCATAACTCTTCCTTCAGTTACTTCGCCATTTACTTTCTTTCCGCCTTTATATGTTATCATTAATTCTTTAATCTCATTCTTTATTTCTTTAAGTGAACTCTTATCAGCTAATCCGTTCATTACTATTTCCCTAGTCTCTCTTTGGACTTCTTGAGTCATACCTTTTATTCCGTGCCACCTTTGACCACTCTCTAATGTGAAACCTTCTATTTGTCTGTTAGTCCAGAAGTTTACTCTATCACCAAAATTAACCCCTACACCAATATCCATATTTAGTTCTTGCTCACCACTTTCTATTCCTGTCTTTAAGTTAAGAGTCACTACTCTTCTTAGACTTTGTACGAACTGAGAAGTGTTAATATTATTCAAAATAGATCTAAGGAAATCTCCTAAACCTTTCTCTATGTACTTTACTTCTTTGTTTATTTCAATTGTGTCTACTACATCTAGGATCATATTCTCCCATCGGTTAAATGTTCTAACTAATAATTTATCATAAGAGTCAGCTTCTTCTACCATATCTTCTCCAGCGTCTACTTCCTCATCAACTTCTTTAGTCAAAGACTTTTTCTCATCTATATAATTGATAACTTCATCTGTGTACTCAACTTCAATTTCTAAAGGTTGTTCTATCTCTTGTGCGTTATGTAGGAAATTAAATTTAAAGTCTTTAATAGCTTCAAGTGAATCTGCTTCATACTGGTTTCCAAAGGAAATGATAGTGTCCTTTTTGATAACTGAATAGTATTCCCAGTAGTCTACACTTTTTAAATAAAGATAAAACTCTGTATCAGTCTCAGCGTAATGTAACTTTCTTCTATCTTCATTAACCCTAGAAGTATTCTTTTCAACCAATTCTACAAATTTATTAAATTCTATCTTCATCATTCTCGGTTCTCCACTTTAGCACCAGCACCAACTCGAAGGTATAACAAACCAGATAAGTCGTCGTTAATTGTAAGTGTCATCTTATCTTCATCTTCAGCTTTTAATACAACTTCTTCATTAAATTGTACGTTTACAGATACCCAATTGTTTGTAGCGTCTCCGCCCTGACCTGTGATGGTTGCATTACTCAATCCCATAAAATCTACAAATTTATTTATAGTTGCAGAACTTATAGTTACACCACTAGCAATCCTTTTATAATTAATTCCTGAAGCGATTGAAGTTCCAAGAACCGTATCGTAAGGTATATTCGGAGAGACTGCTGTTCCTGTTGCAGCTACAACTATCTGAAAACTTTTAACTAATAACCAAGTACCTTTATCTGGTTTTAATTCAAATTCAATAGGTGTTCCTGTTTCTTCAATTTGCACATCATCTAAATAATATTTAGGTGCTTTACCTTCTGTTGCTGCTTGTTCTACTCTAAATGAATCAATAGTCAAACCTGTCAAGCCCATATCTGATAAAGGGATATTTAATTTATGCCAAGTATCATAATCATCATATATAAAATAATCACTTAAATCAACTTTAGTTCCAACTTGGGCTGCTCCTCTCCAAGCATAAAAATCAACTGCGTCTCCGTCTTTTCCTACTAAAAGAACTCTTCTAGCTTTAGCGTCATCTGCATAAGACTCGTGGCCTTGGTCAGTAGCTTGTTTTCTTGTATCACTATTAGCCATTTATTCTTCCACGAAATTCTTGATTAACTTCTGATACAGCTTTTTAGTATCTTCATCTTCCTGTTTCTTCTTATCCTTCTCAGGTTTAGGGTTAGGTATTTTAGGATCCTTTTTGTCTAAAGGGTTATCTCCTGGCATATTAACATCGAAACTAGAAGACTGTTTAACGTGTTCGTCTCCACCTTCAACTGGATCTAATCCTTCAATAGCTCGGACTTCATTAATGCTAAGTACGCCATCTTTAAGTTTGCCCATCATCTGGTCGAACTCTATCTTTTCTTTTACATTGTCCTTTATAGACCATCTAAATTCTAAGTTATCGTGTTCAAGGATTTCGTTAATTATTTCTTGGTTAATTTTATCCTTAATTAAATTCAAGTAAGGTAACACAGCATTTTTTATAGATACTCTTTCCTGACTGTCACCTGTAGATCTATTAGAATTTTCATAGAAACCTACTTCTTGTGGACTTAATCCGTAAGCTGCAAAGACTAAATGGAAATACCACTTTTGTCCTTCTAACCATTCCATATCTTTATTGTTAGTTCTGATCTGTTCAAATTTAGCTTCAGAATTATGGAAAGCTAGTTTATGTGGTTTACCTTTAATTTCAGTATTCCAAGATTGCTTAAACCTTTCTAATCCGTCTCCGTCTGTATTAAGGGAGATAATTCCGTCAGGTATTGCATTATTTTGAAAGAACTCTTTATTATAACGAGTAGACTGTATCATTAACTCTACTTCTTGTACTATAGACTGAAGTGGACTGAATCCGTAAGGGTAATATTCATTGTTAGGGTTCATCTTACCATACAAAACATCACATTTAGGGAAAAACTTAGGTCCATTACGAGGATGTCTAAAACTGTACTGAAAAAATCCGTCTACTATTCCGTTCTTGTCTATTTCATATAAAAATCTAAAACCATCGTAAGAAAATAACTCAACTATTTCTCCGCTTATGTTACGACCTTTGAATATAACTCCACAATCTCCATCTAATAAATCGTCTACGAAAGGGATCCATACTTCCCAAAAAGTATCTCCGTTTCGGTTAGGTTGTTGGAGTAAAGTTTTAATTTTTTTAATATCTTCAGAGTAATCTGTTTGGTCTTCTTCATCTACTTTAACTATATCCCAAGGAGAGTTCATTATCTGTTTTTTAATAGAATTTTTAACCATTTGTACCCAAGAAGACTTAGCGTATTGTCTTAACTCAACTACATTAACTCTACGAGGCATACCAAATTTAGCGTGCCAAAACCAGTTATACTTAAGTGGCATATTAGTTTCAGCCACAGTCTCTGCTCCATTGAACGCTCTAATGTCCTTAGACAGAAAAGACCGTATATCTTTAATTGTTTGTAAAAATCCCATTGTATCAGTATTACCTCTTTAAATTGTAGACTATAGAAAGATAGAACACTTTTTACTATATAAATAACATTATTTTAACAATTAATTTTCCGACTTAGTGGGTTACTCTTGGTTTTCACGAACTCTTGCTTCAGGTCTTTTAAGACGTCCACAAGACAATTTCACCGTAACCTGTTTCGCCAGTACTAGGTTGACTACTAGTGGTATGACCTTTCCAAACTACACAGCACCAACACTGGGGTAGGTATTGCTACCTAATTGGAGACTGCAGGACTTTCGATAATGTGAGAATAGTTTCATATTCTCATCTCAGCAACTTTTTTAACAATGCATCCGCTGAATGATTAATTACACCAACATTATTTCGAACCTGCAACGTTACCGTACCACACTGCCTTAGTAACGAGCAAACAGTGTTGCTCCGACGAGCTATACTCTGCGGCTTTCCTCTCCGCCCTAGTCTCCATTGATTTTAAACAGGAAGAGGGGGGATTTGCACCCTCAACAAGTTCACCTTATAGTCAGTCACCTTGCTTTTTGATTAAGTCTGTCTATAACGCTCCTCTCAAATACACGGAAACACCGCAATCTCTTCCCTTGATTCACGCCCCTGAACAACTAATACTGCATCGTGATATAGTCATCGTTTATTTGGAACCAGTGCTTCGGTTAGTAGTATTTCAACATCCCCCAAATCAGGTTTAGCGATTATTTTATTTTACTTCTTTTCAAATAGGGTTTCAAATTCTTCTTTACTAATAAATAACATTATTTAGGGAATATTTTAATACCTAACACTTTCTCTAATCTTCTTAATATATCAAATGTATCTTTTTGTTTTTTAACTATTTGTTTATCTAAACTTGAAGGTATTATCCATTGTTTATTTTCCATACAATTAAACAACACTAACTAATATATAAATGTTCTTAACCAAAGAAGAAACCTAGTTCTTTGTTACCTTTCCAGATAAAATAAACTAAAGCGTCAGCGAAATCAGGAGATTTTTCTTCAGGATCAATTATTTTAACCTTACCACTAAGACTAGTGTCCCATTTCATATTCATTAATTCAGTCCGTAGTTTAGTGTGGTTAGGCATATCAATATCGCCCTCACGCATAATATCTGCTAACCTGAAAAACTGCTCAGCCTTCTTATTCTGAAAACGCTTTTTAGATCCTGTAGGTTTATCCTTATCATATTTGTTAATAGAACTTGGTGACTCGCCATAATGACAAGCGTGTACTTTAACTCCTGGTAATAGTTGTTTTACTCTAGAAACTACTCCACTACCTAAACCGATACAGTCTATATTAATATCATCAGCACCTTTGTCTTTGTAAATGGTTTGTATTCTCTCTGCGATGTTCATTAAGTCACTCTTAGGTTCGGAAAATATATATTCTAGTTTATATCTTCCATCAAGTTCATAACCCCACATTATTACAGTTAAGTCTCTTCCTTTCTCTGAAACGTCACAGGAGATAATTTTTCTACCTTTACTCTCAAATTCACTCTTAGTAGCTGTCTCAATCCAGTCAAACATAATAAGAGAGTCATCAGCGTCTTTAGGGAAATTGCTTTTATAAAGTACAGTAAATTCTATGGGAGTTAATTCTGCTCTAACCTCATCTACGAAAGTCTGAGTTATCCTGCCTTCTTCTAAAGCTATCTCGTAACCTATATGTATCACATCAAACCTTCCACTTACGTAATGGTCATAGTATTTGTTATCCCTGTTCCAAGGGTTAGCTAATTCAATAAGTATAGAGTTCTCTGGATCATCTCCCAACATCCTAATTATCTTAGCGTAAGCTGGTCTGGAAATTAAAGCTGCCTCGTCACAAATAATAAGGTTAGCACCGAAACCCATTAGTCTGTTAGCTTCTCCGTGAGCAGAGATAGTCCTAAGTTCACATCCGTTACTGAAAGTCCATCTCTTTCTACTAGCTTCACGTTTTAATCGATCTATAGAATTGTCAACTGCTATATCTACTAGGTTAGCAAGTCTAGGACAAGAAACAATAAGTTCAGCTATATAGTTACGAATAATTGTACTCTGGTCATCTTGAGGTGCAATAATAGCCACCTTCTTATTCTTATGTAAGTAAATGTAAAGAGCAACACCAACTGCTACACAGAAAGACTTTCCGTATCTAGTCATAGCGTTTATACAAGCTCTCTTACTTTCAGTAAAGGCAATTAGTCTAATTATTCTTATCTGAGTAAGAGTCAAGTCCTTATCGAATAGGAATTTAACCAAAGCTCTTACGTTTTTTGTTCTGACTAATTCTTCTAACATTCTCTTTCTTTATTAATTCTAATTCGACGTAATTGTGACATTTCTTACATAAGACAGTTAAATTATCTATTGAATCTGTGCCGCCAACTCTCGCCATCATTTAGTGTCATTCTCTATGTCCTCCATTATTGCAGTTAATTTATTTAGTTCTTTATTAGGATCAATTATTTCTAGCTTATTAGCAAATATCTCTTTCTTACCGAACTTTTCA